CCGAATAGCACTAAAGATTCTTGATGGCGAAGATATAGATACCGTCACACGAATCCTATCTAAATTCGCAGATACTCGATAACCGAAAAGGAGACATATATGCTAAACGTAAGTCCAATTCTTCGTACTGACTCGTACAAGTTCAGTCACTTCAAGCAGTATCCCGCCGATACACAGATCATCTATTCCTATCTGGAATCGCGTGGCGGTAAGTTCCCTGAGATTGTGTTTTTTGGACTCAATTACTACCTCAAGGAATACTTGAGCCGCCCGGTGACGATGAAGGACATTGATCGCGCTGAACAGCGTGTCAATCTCCACATTGGTCCCAACAACTTCAATCGCGTTGGTTGGGAACGTATCGTCCGGGAGCACAACGGATTCCTCCCTGTTCGTATCAAGGCCGTGCCTGAAGGCACCGTGGTCCCGACTCGCAACGTTCTCTTGACGATTGAGAACACTGATCCAGAACTGCCTTGGGTCACTAACTACATCGAAACTTTACTGTTGAAGGTTTGGTAACATCACATCGAAAGCTTTCTAATTTCGGGAAACTCTAAAATTTAGACAATCCGAAGCTAAGATTGATGTTTTTCTCAGAGTGGTCATTAATTATATAAAGACAACTCTAATATGAGAAAAACTATGGATACAATAGTCAATGAAAAGTTTGGTGAACTTACTGTAGTTTCTTGTCAAACAAAAAAATTTAAGTCAACTTCGGTTAAAGTTTGTTTGGTAAGATGTAGTTGTGGAACAGAAAAAACTCTACAACGAACACTATTAACTACGGGAAAGTGGGTTAACTGTAGACAAGGCATTCACGCTTCGTCATTAGAAAACCTAGAAGGTAAGTTGTTTGGTTATTGGACAGTTGGAAAGTACAATTCACAAACAAAAAGATGGATATGTACTTGTCAATGTGGAACAATTAAAGAACAACGTGCCAACACCTTAAAGTCTGGAAAATCTCAATCCTGCGGGTGTAAAACGTCTGAAATATTATCCGGTGTACGAAAGAAACCAGATAACCTCAGAATAAAAAACGCCATCTATAAAGGATACAAGACCAGCGCTAACAAAAGAAAACACGACTTTCAGTTGACGAAAGAACAGTTCTTTAAGATGATGCAGTCTAACTGTTATTATTGTGGAATAGAACCGGAAACAAAATGGAACGATTTAGTATATGGTACACTAAAGTTTCCGGTAGAAAACTTCTTCTATAATGGTGTAGACAGAAAAGACAACTCGGCAGGCTATACAGTAGAAAATTGCGTGCCGTGTTGTTCTAAGTGTAATCTATCTAAAAGAACAATGTCCATAGATGAATGGAAACAATGGATACAACGAGTATACCAGTTTCAATTCAATCAATAAAGTTCAACGACTAGGCGTAAGCCGTAGGCCCAAGTGGGTCGAAATGGAAGCCATCCTACAGGATGTTGATATAGTCTGACCTATATGGTAACATATAGCAGTTCCATAAGAGAACGGTAGTAGATTAACGACCTACTATGAACATAAGTGATCCAACAACAGTAGCAACTCTGAGCCGTGAAATCAAGAAGGTCATCAAGCGGTATCTTGAAGACACCGGCGATGTTGCAGGTCTGGACTTCAAGCTCCACGACTTCGGTTACCGTGGCGTGTCGAGTGAAGAAAGTGCCGCCATCGGCGGAATGGCACACCTGGTCAACTTCAAGGGCACGGACACGGTGATTGCTCTTGAAGCCGCCGAGGAATACTACGCAGAACTGATGGCTGGATTTAGCATCGCCGCTGCGGAGCACAGCACGATTATGGCCTGGGGTCCAGAAAATGAATATGACGCATTCAAGAACATGGTGGAACAGTTCGGTAAGAACGCACTCTATGCCGTGGTTAGTGACACCAACAACATCTTCGAAGCCTGTGAAAACATTTGGGGTGAGATGCTTCGTCGAAAGGTGCTTGAGAACCCCGGCATCCTTGTGGTTAGGCCCGACTCTGGCATCCCACACGAAGTTGTTCGTAAGGTCGTGGAAATCCTCGGTGACAAGTTCGGTTACACCGTGAACGACAAAGGTTACAAGGTGCTCAACCACGTTCGCGTGATTCAGGGTGACGGTATTGACCTTGAAGAAGTGGGTCGCATCCTTGAGGCGCTCAAGATTCGTGGTTGGAGTGCCGACAACGTGGCCTTCGGTATGGGTGGTGCTCTGCTCCAGCAGTGTAACCGTGACACGCAAAAGTTTGCTATCAAGGCGTCGAGTATGACTCGTGCCGGTCGTGTCTATGACTTGCAGAAGCGACCTGTGACCGACAACGGTAAGTGGTCAAAGGCGGGTCGCCTCAAGCTCGTCAACAACAACGGCGTGCTCGAGACTGTGACCAATGATCAGATGGGTCACGACATTCTCCAGACAGTATGGGAGAACGGGAAGTTGCTTGTTGACCCTACTCTTGTAGAAATCCGCGAACGTGCTGAATTACGTGAGCCGGTGATTTCGTTCTAATCTCAGCGGTGGGCCGGTTCACGGCCGGCCCACACAACACAAATGGTTATGACTACAGTGTATCAGCGCATAGACGTAAAGAATCTACAAGATAAAACCATAAAGTATAAACTGTCGTTGATTAAACCGTTAATTTTCGAAGGTCGGTCTTTTGTTGCCGGCGGTGTGTTTAAGTCTGTTTTTGATGAAGAAGAAGAGTTTTCTCCGAAAGACATTGACGTATTTTTTTACACTGCCGATGACCACACAAAAATGATGAGCAAGTTCTCAAAATTGTCAGGTCTGGAAAATCCTCCGTATGTGTATTCTCACGCAAATGTCAATAGCATATCATATACCAATGTGGAAACCAAAATTGACGTAGATTTGGTAATGCGAGAATATGGCACACCGGACCACATTTTGAGTGGATTTGACTTTACGTGTGTGCAGTGTGCCGCAGTAATCGAAAACGGAGAATATCGACTAGTATACCACCCGCAGTTTTTAGAAGGTGTAAGACTAAAGGTATTGTATTATGATTGTCGGGGAGAATTCAACCCAGACGGTGTATTCAATAGAATCATCAAATACGCTCGAACGTATGGATACACCCCATCGTTAGAACTAAAAACTAAACTCTTCAGTTCTATCAAATTGTCACAAGACGAATCGCCACTCAGCGATCCAAAGATAACAAAATACTAACCCTTGACAGAACACCATATAGACATTAGGTTTATCTGGTGTTCTCACTTTCTCAGAGGAAAAAATGAAGAAAAGCATTCTCGACAGATTCATTTCTAAGTATAATCTTTCCGGTGTGGCTAATGCAGTTATTCTCAAGTCAGATGGAAAGAGCCTTGCAACTACATTCATTAGCGACGACAAGAGCGTAGTTGGTGAAGTTAGCACAAGTGAATTGCATATGGACCAGGGTGCATATGCCGTATATGATACCCCGCAACTACGTGCTATGCTTGCTGTATTAGACGAAGATATCACGGTCAAGGTCAACAACACGAATGGAAAGAATACCTCGTTGTCGTTTAGTGACGCCAGCGGCGTCAAGACCAACTTCGTACTAGCGTCAGAAGATAACATTCCAAAGGCACCGGCTTCGAAGAAGGCTATGCCAAACTTTGAAGTCGTGTCCATGATTGATAAGGTATTCATAGAACGATTCATCAAGGCCAAGGGTGCATTGCCTGATGTAGAAACCTTCACGGTATTGTGTGATGGTAAGTCAGCACAGATTGTTCTCGGCCACAGCAAGATGAACACGAATCGTGTCACATTGCCTCTTCCCGCGTCCACCGCCGATAAGATTGATCCCATCAACTTCCATGCTCGATATCTCAAGGATATTCTCGTAGCAAATAAGGAAGCCGAACGAGGTAAGATTGAAGTATCGTCGCAGGGCATTGCTCGCGTAACTTTCGAGATCACAGATTTCGCTGTGACGTATTATCTCCCAGTTATTCAACTTGAAGACTAATGCCAATTTCTGATTTCTTTGATGTAGAAGAAGAAACATTCGATGGCAAGCGATCTGCTTTTCTCGCACACATGGACAGTCTCAAGGCCATGGATGTGCGAGAGCAGACCTTGTATAAGAAGCATCAAGAAATTCAGACCTTATATAACGAATGGCATAACAGAGCAGCACGAGTAAAGGCAAGAATCTGGCGTCCCAAAAATATCAGTAATGTAGAATCTACTGTGGCTGATATTTGGGAACTTGAACCAACAATTCGAGTTATCGAAAAAGGTGATCGTCATGGCATAGATACTTGGCGAACGCTTCGTGTATTTGGTCACACCGCAGACTTCGATCAAAATCCTGGTCGTTTTTTGCGGTTTGTAGTTGAAGATCAATACGGCAAAGTGTTAGGATTTGCAAGTTTGTCTAGCGATGTAATGAATCTGGGTGCTCGTGATCGTTGGATTGGTTGGACCGACGAACAGAAAGAAGCCGGCATGTTGAAGCACACCGCTGTAGGAACTACGATTGCACCTACACAACCATTTGGTTACAACTTTCTGGGTGGCAAGCTCATAGCATCGTTGCTTGCAACAAAGACCGTTCGTGATGTGTGGGAACGCGAATACGATAATGTTTTGGTTGGACTCACCACAATGTCATTGTATGGCGACGGTTCAATGTATAATGGCATCAAGTGGTGGAAGTCATTAGGAGAAACTACAGGCAAAGTCAGCATTAAGCCGAATAATAATCACTATGATGTAATGCATGAAGTCATCAAGAAAAAGTATCCGGTAGAATACGAACAGATGATGACTACCGAACATGGCGGACCAGCAACCGGCGTGAAACAGAAAATCATGCATATGATTTACAAAGAATGTGGTTTAACCACTACACAATATGAACATGGATTCAAGCGCGGTGTGTATTTCTGTCCTGTATATGAGAACACACGCGAGTTTCTTCGCCAAGAAATCACAAAAGATCAACTTATAATCAAAGATAATCTTCGTAATGATGTCAATGATGTTGTTTCGTGGTGGAAAACTAAGGCCGAAGCTAGATACAGAAAGTTGGTTGATGAAAACCGCGTAAACCCCGATGTATTGTTTTATAATGACGCTATTTCCTTGGATTGGGACGAGTTTAAGTCAAAATATTTACATCAAGTAGGACGATAAACAATACAACTCAATAGTTCTTGATTTCAGGCTTTAGTCTGTTTAGATTGAGGCTTGAACCTTTTTGGAGGTATATTCCGCGATGTATCTTGACCCGGTGTTTCAGACCGAAGACGGTCGATGGACTTTCTACGATGAAGCGTATGACGAGTTTCCGAAGACTTGGGAAACACGCGATTTAGCAGAACAAGCATTGAAGCAATATACACAGTTTCTAAGCACAGGTGAAGTCACGGGTTCACTATTACTAGTTGATGAGATTTAACATGAATTTTTCAAACAGTCTATGGGTGGAAAAATACAGGCCCGATACCTTGGACAACTATATTGGCAACGAAAGTCTCAAGGCCAAGATTGGCAAGTTCATCGCTGAAGGCGATGTTCCTCATATCTTGTTGAGTGGACCGCCGGGAACGGGTAAGACCACGGTAGCCAAAATTATTGTCAAGAACATTGAATGTGAAAGTCTTTACATCAATGCGTCTGATGAAAACAACGTAGATACCGTGAGAAACAAGATCAAGGGATTTGCCTCAACGGTGGGTTTTGTTGATCTCAAGGTTGTGATTTTGGACGAGGCTGACTTCCTCACGCCGAACGCACAGGCAGCTCTCCGTAATATCATGGAGACATTTAGCCGGTCGTGTCGGTTCATCTTGACGTGCAACTATGTCGAAAAGATCATCGACCCGATTATCAGCAGAACACAACAGTTCCATGTTGTTCCGCCAAACAAGATCGAGGTTGCCAAGCATCTTGCAGGCATCTTGAAGCAAGAGAATGTCTCATACAAGGCCGATGACATCAAGTTGCTCGTAGATGCTCACTATCCTGATATTCGTAAGGTCATTGGTGAAGCATCATTGGCCGTGAATAACGGTGCTCTTGATATAGATGCCGAAGAAGTGGTTGCATCCGATATCAAGCTCCGAGTAATTGAATTGCTTGGGCAAAAAGGTGATGCCAAGAAGCGATTCACTGAAATCCGACAACTCTTTGCTGATGCTGGTATGAGGGACTTCACGGACATGTATGTTTTACTCTATGACCGAGTGGATTCATATGCCAAGGGTAATGTCAGCCAGGTCATTCTTCATATTGCTGAAGGTCAAAAGTATGACCCGCATGTAGTAAACAAAGAAATTAATATGATGGCAACTATCATCAACATCTTACAAACGGTAGGCTAATATGTTTACATCAGCAGTATTTCTTGGAATTGACATTTGGATTGGTTTTAAGCTCAGAAAAGATTGATAGGTGACTACTTATAGTAGAAACCTACTAATAAGAGGTGTGTTATGGGTAAAATTGTTGGTTCTGATGCCGGACAGGTTTCTATTGATATTGGAAAGACTAAGGCATTGATATGTAAGTGTGGGAATCATACGTTCGAACAGATAAGTTTTCTTCGTGTGCTCCCCGCGCTTTTATCGCCAAATGGCAAGGACGCTGTAATTCCAATGATGTCATTTGCATGTAATTCGTGTGGTGCCGTGCCCGACCAGGTTATTCCCCCATTTATTCGTGACGAAGCTATCCGCTCTACCTCCAAGGACGATGTGAAGCCTCAGCTTGGTCTAGTTAGAGGAGAGTCATAATGCGAAATTTATCGTTGCCTGTTGATGAAATCAAAAACACTGTAAGACGTGCATATCCCGACGGTCTTGACAGCGCTACTGCTGCTAAGCATATTAGTGTTCTGGTAGCTCGTGTCAATGAATTGGAACGAGCACTAATGCCATTTGTAAAGGTTGGTATCTCCCCGAATTATGGTGATACAATGGTGTCTGTGTTGCACCAGAATTGTGCTGATGCTGCAAATGTTATGGATAGGACACAGAGCGTGCCAGTCGGAACAAAGATGGAAACGTTTACCCCCGCCGAATACTAATGCTATTTACAGTAATCAACTTCACTATGTATATAAAACTGGTGGAGTTGATTTATGTTGATATATTCTGCTAAAAACAAAATAAACGGTAAGTTATATGTCGGAAAAACTTCCAAATCTCTCGATGAACGAAAACATCGACATATAGAAGAATCAAAAAATCCGAAATTTTTGTTTCATAAAGCTATTCTGAGATACGGCGTTGACTCATTTGAATGGAGTGTCTTGGAGGAGTGTAAAACCGAGGAAGAACTTTCGACTAGAGAAGTATTTTGGATTGAAGAGTTAGGTTCACACTGTTCCAATCATGGATACAATGTATCGTATGGAGGGACTGGCGGTAAAATGCCTATTGATGTAGAAAAACGGCGTAGAAGTTCTTTAGTAGGACATATAGTATCCGATGAGACTCGAAAAAAGATAAGTGAGAAAAACAAAGGTGGTACTGGTGGTGGAGCCAAAAAAGGATGTATCCCTTGGAATAAAGGCAAAAAAGATGTACAGAAAGCCTCTGATGAAACTAAGAAGAAGATGAGCCTCGGCAGAAAAGGCGTTTCAAAAAGTGCAAAACATAAAGAAAAACTAAAAGCGCATTTGGATAAAGTTCGACCCAACTTCTCAGGTAAAAAATGGGATGATGAAAGAAAGAAAAAACACTCAGAACGACTCAAGAGATGGCATGCAGAAAGGAAAGACAGTTTTTAGTCATTTAGACGCGATTTTCACAAACCAAAAGCCTGGTTACTTCGATGAGTTGAGTGAGTCAGACCGTAAGACATTCACACCATATGTCATTAATATGGGAATCAGTATGAATCCCGATTTTTTGCCATATGTCAACGAAGTCAACAAGTATTGGGGTCAAATGGGTCCGCGTGAGGTTTACTTGTTCTACAGTCAACTCTTACCAAAAGGCAAGCAGTTCAACCGATGGGTCAAGGGACGTAAGGATGAAGATTATGAATCGTGGCTTGTAGAACTTGTAGCAAGACACTTCACCGCGTCACAAGATGAAGCCACTTCATATCTTCGCATGTATTACAAGACCGATGCAGGTCGTCAAGAACTAAAAGGTTTACTTGAGAGTTATGGTGTGGATCCTAAAAAGATAAAGAAGGTGAAGTTGTGAGTCAAAACGGCAAAGGTGACACACCTCGCCCCATATTTGTAGACCGAGACACATATGAATTTAATTGGGACAGAATCTTTGGTAACAAAAGAAGCAAAGACTGCGAAATACAAGACACTATTCATCAGCGACGTTCACATAGGTTCATCGGGTTGTCGAGCACGGGATCTGTTAGAGTTTCTGAAAGCTAATCCCGCAGAACAGTATTACTTTGTTGGTGACATTCTCGATTTGCGTTTGTTGGGTCGTGGTCTAAAGTGGAACAGAGATAACAACAATCTCATTCGTTGGATTCTCAAGCGTTCAAACCGAGTGCCGGTCACTTTCATACCTGGTAATCACGATGAAGAATTTAGAGAAATTGTTGGTGTTCCTTTTGGAGAAATTATCATCAAACGCGACGATGTTTATGTGGCTGCCGATGGTAAGAGATACTATATTACTCACGGCGACGAAGCCGATAGTGTAGTTACATTACACCCGAGATTGGCATTAGTTGGCACAATCGCATATGAACTTTTGATTGTTCTGAATATTCAGATCAACCGCCTCCGTTCATTTTTGGGAATGAGACATTGGAGCTTCAACGAATTCATCAAGAAGCGTGTCAAGGACGCAGTAAAATATATTACTCACTTTGAAAATATTATCATAGACCGGGCCAAAGAAAGAAACTGTTACGGAGTTGTTACAGGCCATATCCATACCCCAGCTTGTAAAATGGTAGATGATGTGTTATATTTGAACTGTGGGGACTGGATTGGTAACAGAACCGCGATTGCGGAACATTTTGACGGTACAATGGAGCTTGTGGCATATCAAGACTAGGAGAAAGAATGTTGACAATCGTTGCTGCACTTTGGTTTTCTATTCTAGCACAACCGCGTATTGTCAATAAGCCCTTGCCGGCTCGTGACCGCCGGGATACTACCACAAATTACATTGTCATTCACAACGATAGTAGTCCCGATCCCAAGACTACATTTCGTTGGTTGCGACGAAAGCACAATTCTTATCACTATTATATCAGTAGAACAGGAACTATCTATCGTTTAGTTGACACCAAGTATGAGGCCGGCCATGCCGGCCTTTCATATTATGATGGTCACTGGCGGATGAATAAAATCAGCATCGGTATTTGCTTGGAAAATCGTCCACCACGAGAATACACAGAGATTCAATATCAACGACTTTCGTGGCTTGTGTTTCAACTGCACAGTCGTTATCCTGATAGTAGACAAAAGCCGATTCTAGGACATTCCGATGTGGCGTGGCCACGGGGAAGAAAAGGCGACCCAGGCGAACATTTTGACTGGCAGAAATTTCACGGTTACTTAGAGAAACTGAATGACAGAAGAAATCAACGAAGAACAAGTCACTGAAAAGAAACGGTCTGTATCGTATTCACAATACACAAAATGGATGACCTGTCCGCAACAGTGGAAGTTGCAGTATGTAGACGGACATAAGCAGGACTCAGGTATCAATCTTGTGTTTGGCACAGCAATGCACAATGTAATTCAGCATTGGCTCGGCATTCTGTATAGTGGCGATAAACTCAAGGCTCGTGTGTTCGATATGCACGGTATGCTCAAGGATCAGCTCACCGAGCTGGTGCAAAAAGAATTGATGCCGGAAGGTCGTGAACCATTGACCACACAAAAAGAGGTTGCTGAGTTTTATGCTGATGGATGTAACATCCTTGACCATGTGCGTCAACATTACAAGGAATGGTTTCCACCGAATCGTGAACTTATCGGTGTAGAAGTTCCGCTCGAGAAAGAACTAGAGAAGGCTATTCTGTTCCGTGGATACATTGACGTTGTAATGTATCACAAAGCTACAAAGACATACTACATCTACGATTTCAAGACGAGCACCCGTGGTTGGTGGCATGAGAAAAAAGATGTGAATAAGACCGACCAACTGCTTCTCTACAAGCGATTCTATGCTGAACTGTTTGGAGTGCCTATAGATAATATCATTGTCGAGTTCATTATTCTCAAGCGTAAGCTACCTGAGAAGTCGGATTTCCCCGTCAAGCATGTATCTGGATTCGAACCCAGTCACGGCAAGATCAGTATGAATCGTGCCGAGAAGCGATTCCAGACGTTTCTCAATGAAGCGTTTGATAGTGAAGGTAATCCACGGCCGGAACAGAGAGCTATTCCGTCTGAAAAGAACTGTAAGTGGTGTCCATTTAACAAAGATGAATCGTTGTGTTCATTTTCTTGGTATCTACCTGCAAATAAAAAGAAAGTTATTCGTAGAGGATAATATGTTTATTGCCATCGGTTTGTTTTTTCTTGGTCTATGTCTAGGTTGGGCAATCACCAACGGCGCCAATATTACTTTGAAAGGCGAGATTGAAAAGCATGTTATACGATCTGAAATTGCAGATAGATCAATTGAAAGAAAAGACAACGAAATTGTCAAACTAAAGAAAGAAGTAAAGCGTCTTACCGAGGAATTCCTCCCGACAAAAAATAAGATGGAAGATACAATTGAGAATCTCACTAAAGAACGTGATGAAGCACGAGAATACGCAGAGAGATGTCGTGAACGTTACAAGCAGCTCAAGACAGAACAAGAGGCCAAATCGGTTCTTCACAATTTTGTAGGACGGACAGTATGACAGAACGACAAGAGTGGATTGGTGTAGACCTAGATGGTACGCTCGCTGAGTATTACTCCGGCGATCTTTATCGTAACGGCAACACCTATATAGGACCGCCGGTGCCTGCGATGTTAGCTCGGGTGTTGATTTGGCTGAATGAAGGAACGGAAGTTCGCATCTTTACCGCACGAGTCAGTGAAGAGCATCCCGGCGAACTTAAGAAGATTCGTGAAGCGATTGAGTCGTGGTGTCTAGAACACATTGGTAGAGTCTTGCCTATCACAAACATCAAAGACTATAGCATGATTGAACTTTGGGACGACCGAGCCGTACAGGTTGAGCCAAATAAAGGTCAATCATATAAAGAACAACTTGAACACTTGAAGGAAGATTATGACGACCTCAACCGAAGATACGAAGAACTCCGATTCCGGCTTGATGGACTTGAACACTAAACCAAGAATTCTATATTTAGATGTAGATGATACCCTATTGGTATGGACAAACAAGGTACATGGCTTTGCAGCACCAATGGCTGCTGAGTTTGTGACTTGGGCGTTGGAACATTTTGAAGTGCGATGGCTGACAATGTGGTGTCCTGGTGGCCGCATGAGTCAACAAGGATGTGAAGAATTAAGCTACAGATTCAATTCCAAGATACATCCCGATGTGTTCCGTAACATCGTAAATCCGCGTGGATTTATCAACAACAAAACCGAAGCCGTGGATTTCGCTGATTCTCGCCCGTGGGTGTGGGTTGAAGACAATATGGTGTCATATGAAAAGCGTGAGATGAATCAAAGAAATACCTTGAACAACTTTTATCCTACGAACGTATCTCATAATGTTGTGGTGTTACAGTCAACGTGGAGAAAGTTGGCAAAGCGATTCGATTTACCTGGCACGCCGGCAATGCCGTTCAAGACAAAAAGCGATATTCCAGTAACGCCGTTGACGATGGAAGAGTTGTTGAATAAATTCCGAAGCGGTAAGATATAAAATCACTACAACTAGAGAACACCACCTCTGCCTCAAGGATGGAACTGGTAACATGTCTACTACGCAATTCAGTCGTCGTTTATGTCCATACTGTGCAAACGTATTGGACGCAGCTTCACATGAAGAAGACATCACACCGAAAGTCGGTGATATTAACATGTGTTTTTATTGCGGAGAACTATCCTTGTTTGGCGAAGATAGTTTTGTTGAAGTAAACGATGAAAAGAAAGCTGAACTACAATACCGACCGATTCCGATTTGACGAATATGATTGGTTATACGGACGAGACAACTACTACAATGCCGGCGTGGAACTCACCAACTACCGACCCGTGATATTTGAAGAACTCCAACAAATCCCCCGACCCACGAAGCCGACCTAACCAGTCGGCTTCTGTTGTTTTCTACCATCGCCTACTACTTATAGTAGAAGTTTCACTCGTAAGGGAGTAAAGTATGTCCCCACATCCAGATAAAGATTATGCAACAATCCAGATTCGTCGGGATGTCAAGGAACAGGTGGTTGATTTCTGCAATCGGAAGGGTTACAAGATTGGTCGATTTATTGAGAATTTGTTCCTCCAAGCTGTATCGGGAAGCGCCTCCGGCAGCGTAACACCGAGATAACATATGACACCGTTTCAAGTATTCATACGACTAGTAAAGCAAGTAGGATTGTTTGGTCAGGTCAAGTACGGTCATGTTGCAGCAATTGGTTTGTATAAGCCTGTAGAAGAACTTACCGCAGAACGAATTGCTACATTGGCGCTCGATTATCTAACAATAGAAGAACGTGAAGTATTGATTCAAGCTCTGTCTATCAAGAGTCTTGAACGAACCCTAGACCCTAATAGAAATAGAGAACTGCTAGAACGTGCTGGGGGTAAAGTTGAATGCTGAATTTGAAGAAGATACTAGATTAATCAAGCCTTCAAAGGAAGCCCTTACAGAAATTCTCGATGAACTTTCTGAAAAGTATGCACCGATAGAGCCTGATATAGATGCGTTGATTTCTATGGCTACAAAAGAGCCAACGCCAATTACCAAACAAATCGGCGTTTTAGAACTCACAACAGAAGAAAATATTAGAGAAATTCCTCATAGCACAAAATAAGAGGTTGTAATGACGGACACGTTACTGCAAGAAGCTGAAGTTGCTGGAACCTATCGTTTTGATACAAACGGCGCAGCAACACTACAAACCGAAATCATAGAAGAAATCAAAAATCAAGCTGTGGGAGATGGACCACAGCGTTCAGGATGGATTCCAAAAGATCAACGAAAGAAGATTCTTCTTCTTTCTGACGATCTACGTATGCCATCCGGTGTAGGTGTAATGTCTCGTGAAATTGTTATGGGCACAGCACACCGATTCAACTGGATTCAAGTTGGCGCAGCAATCAATCATCCTGAAGCCGGTCGTGGTATTGACATCAGTCAGGCAGTAGAACAGGAGTTTGGTATCAAAGAACCATATATTCGTATTATGCCATATAACGGATATGGCGACCCACAACTCTTGAGATTTATTCTCAAGTCTGAGAAGCCGGACGCTATTATGCACTTTACCGATCCGCGTTTTTGGATTTGGCTCTATCAGATGGAACATGAGTTCCGTGATACCACGCCGCTATTGTTCTACCATGTTTGGGACGATACACCGTATCCGCTCTACAACGAAAACTTTTATCGTAGTTGCGATGCAATCTACGGTATTTCCAAACAAACCTATAATATTGTTCGCCAGGTTTGGAAAAAGGATGCGCCTAAGCCATGGCAAGTCAAGTATATTCCACACGGCGTAGATTCTAATCTCTGGCGCAAGTATACCGAAGCGGAAGATCTTGGTAGAGTTGCCGATCTTAAAAAGAATATGTTTGGTGAAAATGCAGATAAAGTCAAGTTCGTAGTGCTTTACAACAATAGAAATATTCGTCGTAAAATGACGGGTGATGTTATTCTTGCTTATCGTGATTTTCTGTTGAGTTTACCTGAAAAGAAGCGTGAAGAGTGTCGATTGGTTCTACACACCGCACCAGTAGACGAACATGGCACCGATCTTTACGCCGTAATTCGTGATGTGGCACCGGAAATCAAGGCCGTATTTTCTCCGGCACGACTTGACCCACGTTCAATGGTTGACATCTACAACAACTGTGATGTTGTCATCAATATGGCGTCAAACGAAGGATTTGGTATTGGAACTTTGGAAGCTATTATGGCGGAACGCATGATTATTGCTAATGTCACCGGTGGACTTCAGGACCAGATGGGTTTCCGTGACGAAAACGGTGAACTACTCAACGAAGATAATCATTTCAACTCCGAGTGGGGCACCAATGCGGACGGTCGTTACAAGACTCACGGCGAATGGGTGGTGCCTTTGTTCCCGAACAACCGAGCACTAATTGGTTCTCCACCAACTCCATACATTTTTGATGATCGTTGCGATTATCGTGATGCTGCAAAGGCCATTCGAGAAGTTTATGAAATGACGCCTGAGGAGCGTGCTCGTCGTGGTAAGTTAGGTCGTGAGTTTGCAATGGGACCAGGCGCAATGACATCTGAAGAGATGAGCCGTAGATTTATGGAGGCATTCGACGAATGTTTCGAAAATTGGGAACCAAGAGATCGAGTAGGCATCTTCAAGGTGGAATGACACCGCCTGATGAAGATCCGAAAGTCAAAAACATCATCTCCAATACACAAGTCGTTGACTTGGTAATACGAGAGTATAAGAAGGAAGAGTTTGATGAAGAGCTATGGCGATTGAAGTGGGAAGATTTTAGACATCCACATACAAACGAACCAGGTAAAGACTATCTTGTTCGTATGAGAGATAACCCCGCTCTCAATCCACAACTTCAGAAAGAATCAAAAGTCATTATTGTGATTGAACCGTTATATGGACCAAAGAGGTAATAGATGCTAAAGCCAATGTGTGTTATTCAAGGACCATTTGAAACGCGAAGTGGATATGGAGACATGTCACGAGATATTGTTCGTCATATCATTGAACTTGATATTTACGATGTAAAGCTGGTAAGTATGGGTTGGGGCATGACACCGATGAATGCACTAGATTCCGAAAAGGATGTGGAAATTATCAAGCGTATTGCTCCACAACCAATTCAGCTTCCCCGTCAACCTGAATTGTTCATTCAAATCAGTGTTCCTAATGAATTTCAGCCTGTAGGAAAGTATAACATTGGTATCACCGCCGGTATCGAAACTACAGCAATCAGTCTTCCGTGGGTGCAGGGATGCAACCGCATGAATACGGTATGGACCATTTCCGAACATTCCAAGAATGTCATTGAGTCTACATTGGTAGAAGAACGAGCACCAAACGGTCAAGTAGTTAATAAACACAAAGTCAATGTACCGGTTGAAGTATTGCACAACTGTATCAATACTAATATCTTCAAAAAAGTGGCGCCGGAGCTCATTGAACCAAAGATTCGCGAACTTATGATTACCGTAAAGGAAAAGTTTGCCTTCTTGTTCGTGGGTCACTGGTTGCAGGGTAATGTCGGTGAAGACCGAAAGAACGTAGGTCTTTTGGTAAGCATTTTCTGTCAAGCATTCAAGAATGTGGGTTCAGCAAATCGACCGGCCCTAATTCTCAAAACTTCTGGTGCAGGCTTTAGTTTGCTTGACCGAGAAGACGTTCTAAAGAAAATCAAAGACATTCGTGATAGTATCGGTCCAAACTGTCCAAATGTCTATCTCATCCACGGTGAACTTACCGAATACGAGATGAACAGTTTATATAATCATCCCAAGGTCAAGGTCCATGTGAGTTTAACAAAAGGTGAGGGATTTGGACGTCCTCTATTAGAAGCTACTCAGAGTGGTAAGCCTGTAATTGCATCAGGTTGGTCGGGTCATCTTGATTTTCTGGAAAAGGACAAATGCATCTTACTGCCAGGTGAACTCAAAAACGTGGATGCGAGCGCTGTGTGGGAAAATGTTATTATTCCACAGTCGCAGTGGTTCAATGTAAATCCAGATGCTGCTGGCAGTGCAATGTTATTCGCATTCAAAAAATATGATGATCTCATTCTACCCGCTAAGCAGCTTGCTAAGTCAGCTCGCGACCGATTTAACTACGATGTCATCAAAGATAAGACAAGAGATTTGCTCGAGAAGTATGTTCCAAAGATGGCTATTCAAGCACCAATTACGTTGCCAAAGCTAAATAAAATTACCAAAAAGGTAACTAATGAAGAACTTGTCGAAACAACTGTCCGAAACTCGTAACCAATTACCTAGCCACCGATCCTATCTTTCTAATGAACAAAAGGTGGACGTGAGCTTGGTAATGGAAGGCGATGTAATTAGATTTATGTATGATGGTGAAGAACGAACTGTATTCGTAGTCAATCCTGAATGGAAAAAAATGTTACACGGATTGACTATGAATGTCATCAATCGCCGTGACTTGATGATAGAAGTTATCTCAAAACGTCAAGCCGCAGATGATGCTCAGGACTTCTATAATATTGTATTGAATACAGATGTTATCAAGAAGATTGATTGTTATCGAACATATAAGTTGGAAAAGATACAGAATTTGCGTAGACTAGATTATCAAATTGACGAACGAGGCCGTGAAGAACTATGAGCGTAAATGTTGTATATCGACTTAGCGATAACGGATATGCCAAGATAAAGTTTCCTCACGCGACAAAGATTCATTGTCTGGAAAACTGCTTGAAGCACTTTGACATCAACAATGTTCACCTGTTTGTAGACACTACGAACTTGATTCAGGCCACCAGAGATGTTGTAGAACAAATTGATTCCACACGATTCTTCGGTGATTTGAACTATTATGTAGGCGGGAGTTCAGCAGGTAGTTGGCGTCACGTATTTGACTATGCTCTGAAAAATTTCAAGGACGATGACGTAGTATATTTCCTTGAAGATGATTACCTCCACCTTCCGGGTTCAGAAAATGCCATTCTGGAAGGTATTACCATTGCTGACTATGTGAGTCTTTATGATCACAACGACAAGTACATTCCGGGTTCACAAGGCGGTAATCCGTATATTGATACCGATGGTGGCGAATTTACCAAGGTATTTCGTACTAAAAGTCATCATTGGAAATTGACGAATAGCACGACCATGACATTTGCTACCACAATTCGACAACTCAAGAAAGACGAACAGACGTGGCGTGATTTTACACAAGGTAGTCATCCCAACGATTTTCATTGTTTCTTGGCTTTGCGAGAATTGGGACGCAGTTTGATTACCCCGATTCCAGGCCTTTCCACACATTGCGAACCGCGGTGGGCCTCACCTGGTATTGATTGGAGTCGAGTATGACAAATCCGGTTTTGTATGTTCCGAAACAAAAAAAAGACTTGCTCATTGGTGCCGCTGATTTATACGGATGGGAACAAGTCAAGGTATGGGCGCGGTCTATCAAAGAATCCGACTTTACCGGTGATGTCGTGTTGTTGGTATATCGAGTAAGTCCCGAAGTCATAGAAAATTGCGAAAAGTTGGGAATTGAAGTATATCAAATTGGTCACGACTCGTTTGGTCGAGCGATATCGCATAATAATGGTGGTCGAGACACACAGGCACACCAAATGCGATTCTTCCACGCTTGGCAGTTTCTCAATGATAACAACAATTTTGAGAACTACGGTCATGTTATTACAACCGACGTTCGTGATGTATGGTTTCAACGTAATCCGCAGGAGTGGCTCAATCCCAAGTATGGTGTAAGTCGTTTAGACCACTCATTTTCCAGTCAAGTATTTGTGGCTTCTAGTGAAGGCATCAAGTATGGTGATGAAGCATGGGGTGCCGACAATATGTTAAATGGATTTGGTCCATTTGTATTAGAAACATCTAAAGATTGGACTATTTACAATGTTGGTGTTGTCGCCGGAAAGAGTCGAGATATGATGGGATTGTTCTTGACTCTTTACAATCTCACAGTAGGCCGTTATATTCCAAGTGATCAATCAGCCTACAACATTCTTGTGAACCAAACCATTCCTCGTAGTTTCTTACGAACTACTCATGCTGACGGATGGGCGTGTCAGTGTGGCACGGTATTAGACCCCCAGAAGAGTCATTACCTACCCTATCTGTTGGATATCAGACCTGTAATTCGAGACGGCGTGGTTATTAGTATGCCCTATGAAACGCCGTTTCACATTGTACATCAGTGGGACAGAGTACCAGAACTAAAGGCACTTGTGGAATCGAGGTATTTGTGAAGCAACCAATTAGTATAATTGTGTGTTATAGAAATCGTGAAGAGCACCTAGCCAAGTTCTATGAACACATGACTCAGTTGTTTTCAGATGTTGAGCATGAAATTATTGTAGTCGAACAAGATGACGATGAACGGTTCAAACGTGGCACTCTGCTCAACGAAGGAGCTAAACACGCTCGGTACGATATTATCGCTTTACATGATGTAGATTATCTACCAGAGAGTGTAGACTGTTACTTCGGTGATACCGATGTAATACAACCGGTAAAGCGAGTAAACTTTGTAAATATGGATGGTACGCCGCGTGAAGAATCCGACATCCCATCCGGTTATCG